AAGCTCATAAACGGGAAACGCTCTAGAAATTCTTTAACTTTGTTGTCCATCACGTTTACTTAGCATTTTAGAAATTGGTAGTCTAATCGCTAAATAAGAGCATGGCCACATTAAACTCAAGTATTCCAACAGCATCATTAAACTACTCTGGCGCCGGCACTGGCCCAAGTGCTACTCGTCACGCACCAAGCTATACTGACCAACGTATTGTATGGTTTAAAGGTGTTGATAACATCTTAGATCTTACAATTACAGGTACAGATCGTCGCCCTGTTAGTTTACTACGCCGCGAGTTAACGGTTACAATGTGGGATAGAACCACTGGCACTACTATTTTCCGTCGCCGTGCTATGGCAACAGTAGAAGAAAACGGACAAGCACGCCTAACTGTTTTTGCTCGTGATCTAATGACGCTACCGGTTGGCATTTATTCTTTGGGTGCTACCTTTGTTGATGCTAATGGCTTAGAAACCGCCCTAACTTGGAACCGCGCCCAACAAGGTGCATTTGATGTTGAAGTTAAGGATGCAGTTGTACCAACAAGCCGTGTTACCCAAGAGGTTACAACTTGGACAGACGTTGGCGGATTGATAGTATCTAGTGCGTTTAACGGTCCACAGTTCTACAGAAAAGATACAAGCCTTTTTACAGTAGCATTGTATGGTAGCAATTGGACTGGTCGAGTAATTGTACAAGGTACATTGGATGAAACAGTAACTGGTTCCACATTGTGGGGCAACCTAAAGCCACAAGACTATGAAACACACAATATGGACTTGAATGGCTACACAGGCATTGACCCATACAACTTCTACGCTGGTGTTCGTTGGTTGCGTATCGTAAAGCAAGATAGCCTTTCGAACGCTGGTACCCTTGACAAAGTTCTTATAAGAGTGTAAACTAGCTCTATATGAGCATAGTTGAATCTACATTACAAGCCCACCTACCTGCGTTAAAGCGCAACACCAACGGCTGGTTAACTATGAACTGCCCAGTGTGCGTCCAAAACGGACAAGCACGTCCGGATACTAAACATCGTGGTGGCATCAAGTTTGAAGAAGACCGCGTAGGCTATCATTGCTTTAACTGCGGCTACACTACAGGTTGGAGACCAGGACAGCGGCTTGGCATTAAGCTGATCAAGTTTATGCGAGCCATTGGCATTGACGAAGGTGAAATCCAACGCCTTAAGATCCAGCTATGGGATCAAGTAGTCGATGATGATGAAAACACAGTCCACGAACCTTTTAAAAAGCCTGACTGGCCCGAGATTGAGTTCCCGTGGGAAATACAAGACATAACATTAGAAGCAGCCGAATACTTAGACAGTAGAAAAGTACTTGAACTAACTGATTGGTTGTCTAGTCCAAGTAGCATACAAGGCATGAACAATCGTGCTATTCTACCTTTCTTTGATGAAGGTAAGTTAGTAGGCTACAATGCACGTTGGATTGGCGAAGTACCCAAAGGCACTGCTAAGATTATTGCAAGTCGTCCTGCTAGCTTTGTGTTTAACTTAGATAAACAAAGCCAAGCAAGAAAATATACACTAGTAGTCGAAGGCGAATACGATGCGCTAAGTTTAGATGGTGTTGCTATTATGACTAACAGTATTAGTCCTGAACAAGCAAAGATCATCGAAGACATTGATAACGAGCCAGTGGTGTTGCCGGATAGAGATCGGGCTGGCTTACAGTTGGCCTTGCAAGCAGCCGAGCTAGGTTGGAGTGTATCGTTCCCAGACTGGCCAGACGGTATCAAAGATGCTAATGAAGCAGTACAACACTTTGGGCGAGTTGCTACACTACAAAGCGTGATATCGGCGATTGAGACCTCCCCCTTGAAGATTAAATTAATAGCACGCCGCTGGTGTGCGTAAAGGAAAACTATAATAATGGCAGATGATGTAAAAGAATACGGCTATGAGTTACAAAAACTATTTTTGGACTTCTTAGTCAGCAACAGGGACCTGGCAGCACGTTGCCAGAACGTGTTAGATCCTGATCACTTTGACCGCAGACTGCGAAGTGCGGCAGAATTTATCAAGGCGTATGTAAATGAACATGGAAACATTCCGGACGTTACACAAGTAAAAGCAACAACAAACACAGAGCTTTCGCATTTAGAAACACAAGCAGTTGAACATAGCAGTTGGTTCTTGGCAGAGTTTGAAGGCTTTGCAAGACATAAAGCATTAGAGAAGGCTATCCTTCAAAGTGCTGACATGTTAGACAAGAGTCAGTATGGAGCAGTTGAAAAGCTAATCAAGGATGCAGTGCAAGTTGGCCTGCCAAAGACATTTGGTACAGACTACTTTGCTGATCCAAGCGGTCGTCTTAATGCACTTAAAAATAATAACGGACAGTTGACAACAGGTTGGAAGGCACTTGACGATAAGTTGTATGGTGGCTTTAACCGAGGTGAGCTAAACATCTTTGCTGGAGCATCTGGTGCAGGTAAGAGTTTGTTCTTGCAAAACTTGGCACTAAACTGGTCAATGGCAGGACTAAACACAGTTTACTTCTCACTTGAACTGAGTGAGGGCTTGTGTGCTATGCGTATGGATGCTATGCTAACAGATACGCCTACTCGAGAAGTGTTTAAGCGACTTGAGGATGTTGATCTTAAAGTTCGTATGAATGGTAAGAAAGCTGGCGTACTGCAAATTGTACAGCTAACAAACGGCATTACTGCAAACGATATTTTATCTTGGGTACGTGAATTCCAAACACAGCGTAAGATCAAAGTTGATGCCATCTTAGTTGACTACTTAGACTTGATGATGCCAGCAAGTCAAAAGATTAGTGTTAGTGACATGTTTGTTAAGGACAAGTTGGTAGCAGAAGAATTACGTAACTTGGTTGTTAGTGAACAGCTATTGTTGGCAACAGCTTCGCAGTTGAACCGTTCTGCGGTTGAAAGTGTAGAGTTTGACCATTCTATGATTGCTGGTGGTTTGTCTAAGATTCAAACTGCTGATAACGTATTTGGTATCTTCTCTACTCCTACAATGCGTGAACGTTGTATGGTACAGTTGCAGTTTATGAAGACACGTTCTTCTGGTGCAGTTGGACAAAAGATTGACCTAAGTTTCAATCCAGATACTTTGCGTATCAGTGATCAAGATGGTGATCAAAGCAGTGGCACTACTAAACCTGGCGATGTCTATGACAAGCTAAAGCGCAACACAATGGGAACACCAATTAACACAAGTGCCCCTACATCTACCAAATGGGAAAAGCCGCAAGCTAGAGAAGGATTTGAATTAGGAAAGCCTGCTGGCCCATTAGATGTGTTGGCTGCACCATGGGCAGATCAAGGAGATAATAGTGTCGCAGCCGCAAAAAAGCCCTTAACTGCACCAGTTGCTAGTAATTCTAACAGAGATGCACTAAGGGCTATTGTAAGCCGTGAAATTTAATTATTTCAAGTCGCGATTGTCAACTGGAAGCTCTTCTGCTTCCGGTTCTTTAAAATCGTCGGGACCGATATTTGGGCTATATTCATTACCTTCTTCGTTATCCCCGCCTGCACTGGCATTGTAGTCTTTGATGTCAGCACGTAAGCGAGCAATTAACGAAGTATCACTTGCAACAATATCAGCCATGCTAATAAAAGCCGCAGTAATAAGTTTTGATTCAGCAAAGGTAACTGGCTGTCCACTGACCATCTTGTTTAGAACTTGCATGAAACGGCTTTGCATATCACTACCAACCAATGGGCGTAGTGCAATTTTCAAGCGGCTTAATTCGCTGTCGGTAATTTCATGGTTTGGTTCGTGCGTATCGGCACTTGTATCGTATTCGCTTAGTTGTTGTAACTTGTTAGCCAAGTCTCGTAGATCTTGTGCGCTCGGTGAAAGTTGCATTTTCAGAGTCTCCTATTAACTTTATTTAGCTAAATATATTAATCATGCGTAAACAAACTCGTAGCATCCTAGAAGAAATCACCGGTCTAGTTCCTAAACAAGACAAGCACCTGCTTGTCGAAGGCCTAGCGACACAAGCCATCGCCCGTGTTATTAATCTAGTTGAAATTATACAAACTAACTACCCTCCCCATCAGGCTGAAGAATTGGTAAGACGACTACAACTAGCCATTAAAAACGGTGATCCTGCTAAGTTTACACGCGGAGTACGTTCTATCAAGGAAAACGAGCAATGAAAGTTAACGACCTACAGCGTCAATTAGATGAGGGATTTTTAGACAACTTAGTAGCTAAAGTTCAAAACATGGCAGGCGGGGATGGCCCAACTGGTATCATTCGCGCTTTGCGTGGTAGCAATGCAGCCTTGCGTAAGTTTGCAGATGCTATTACAAATGGCACTCGACCACGTGTTACACAACGTTTGGGAAACCAACTAGATCAAATCAATTCTGGCGCAGTCCCGTTACCAGTAAAAATGATTTACCAACAAGCATTAGCAGCCGCTGATAAAGTTGCAGCCGCTGATCAAATGCAAGTTGATATTGCACAAGTTGGTCCAACAGTTAAATCTAATCGCACAGACATTGAACGCTTAGTCTTGTCAAGTAATGTCGGTGCCAATAACGAAATTAGATTGTTGTTTGATGCTATCCTTGGTGGCACAGGATCAGCTGCCATTGGTATGGATATAGAGTCGGCATTAAACGCTATATCGATGATTATAGCCGCTACAATTATTTTTATCCAGACACAACAAGAGGATGCTGAAACAGCAGAAGTTGATCCGAACGCATTAGAAAACTTTAGGACAGCAAGCGCACAACTTGACAAAGTTTTATTCTCACAACAAAGTCCTGATCTAAGATCATTGAATCCAAACGTTGATCTAAGAGACAACTTAGAAGAACTTGTTTTGATTAGCATGATCACAGGCCAGACTGGAATTCAGAAAAAGTATTTGAATTTGTCTACAGAACAAATGCAAGCGATGCTAGCAAGCCCACCGTTGTTGGTAAGCAATCAAACACTAACAAGATTGCTATCTGGACATAGTTCTGATGTTGACCCTGCGGCAGTTAATTCAGTAGTTAATAAAGCCGAGGAGCTAATTGAAGAACAATTTAAAGCGTGGTTGCAGATTGCTGTAGCAGAACAGCCACCAAGAGCAAAAGCATTTGAGATTTACAAAGAGTGGGCACGAGCTGTACATGCCAAAATTAAAAGTATGAATTTTGAGCAAGCTGATACAACTCCAGCTACCGCAGGTAAAGAAATTCCACAAGCAGGTAAAGAAATCCCTCCAGCTGGAGCCGAAGCTAGCAATTATGAACAGGTCAAGGCTGCTGCCGCTGAGCTAAGCCAGGCCGAGAAAAATAAACTGATAGTCGATTTAGCATCTGATGCTTCATACGGTAAGAGAACGTAATATGAAAATATTTGAAGTAACACAAAATCACAAACGAGTCTTGAAAGAAGCAAAGGCTCGAATCGATCACCCAGAAGATATCATGTTTGATGAAAACGGTATTGAAGGTGCTCAACGTGCGCTGACCGCACTAACACATGCGGCTCAATCACATCACGACACAACAACTATTAAGTGGGACGGTAGCCCAGCTGTGATCTTTGGCTGGTTGGATAAGAACACATTCATTGTAACAGACAAAGCAGGCATTGGTGCCAAGAAGTATGATGGTCGTCCAACAAGCGCAGAAGAAGTGTCTGCAATGATTTATAATCGTAAGCCAGACAGCCCAGGTCGTGCAGAATATGCCGCACATTTTGGTGGTATGTATGACTTGTTAAAACGTGCTACTCCTGTTAAGACAGCAGGCAAGATGTTCCAAGGTGATATGCTTTGGATGAAAGCACAAGACTTAACTATTGACGATGAACGAGTAAATTTTAAACCAAACAAAGTCGAATATCATATTGATAAGACTAGTGAAGTTGGTAAGAAGATTGTTCGTAGCCGCGCAGGCATTGCAGTACATGGTATGTACGACTCTGCTGATGAAGCCGCTTCTGCTACAGCCGAACCAACGCCAACATCTCCAGACGCAGTTGGTATTAAATCTGTTCCAGGCTTAGTAGTATTTGGCCCATCGACTAACTTAACGCAAGAACACACTGTTAAATTACCTGCCGCAGACATTAAGAAAGTGCAAGCACTTATTAACAGTCCAGCAGCCGCTAAGATTAACGACATGTTAGATCCGTTTGCAATTGGTGCATTAAAGATTTCTAACTTGCCAGACATCTTCAAGAGCTTTGTTAACTTCAAAGCACGATCAGGACAAGAAATCACAAACGGTAAAGCAGTTGCAAACGAGTTCATGGCCTGGTTAAAAGGTCCAAGCGGCTTGTCGGCTAACAAGCAAGCCAACGTCGAAGCACATATCAACCAATTCAAGGCTCCATTCCAAACAGCGTGGGACATTGTTGCTGGCATCACAGTTATCAAGCACAAAATTAAAGATCAACTAGACAAGCACGTAGGTGCTGATACTAGCAGTGTACAAACAGGCGCAGGTCACGAAGGCTTTGTTTCGGCTACACCACATGGCAAGATTAAATTAGTCAACCGCCCTGTGTTTATGAAAGACAAGGACAAGTAATATGGAAGACAATCAAGACAACAGTTTTAGTTTTATTCTTGAAAACTGCAATGAAAGCAAGATGTTTCGTAATACGCACCTTGGCCAGCTAACATTGCGTGATACAGTAGACAGCGTGTTTCTAAACATGCTAACTCTTTACATGTTAAGCAAGGAGTTTGAAACAGCACCTTTTGCCAAAGACTATGCACAGCGTACATTGGCATTTGGCAACTTCACTGCACCAAGAATTAGCGGTACAGACTTGTATCAAGGCTTGCACATCTTGTTTAACCCAACAGGTGGCACTGCTCAACAGCTAAAAGCACATGATCAGAATTTAGTACTAGCCAAACAGCTTCGAGCCAACACTAAATTAGTAAAGCAGTTCCTACATGGAATCGCTAATGGCACATTAGATCGAATTACAGCAGTACGACTAATGTATAGATTGGAAGGCCAAATGGGCATTGATGTAAGCAATTACAAAAGTTTGCGTAGATTAATCACTGACTGGGAAAACCTTACAACTCATCAGCGAGAATTATGCGTGACAAGATTATTACAATACTATCGCGTAAGAGGTAAGCGCAGTGAGTTATTACCAGTACTAGATGTGTTATCAAGAAACAAAGGTTACGAAATTACAGACGCAGGCAATGCAGAACTTGCGGCCTTGGGTGCAGGTGCAATCGCAGGCTCGCGATCCAGCGACAGTTTCTTAAAAAGCGTTGCCAAAGTAGGAGCCGCAGGCTTAACAGGGTATGCACTTGGTCGAGCGATTGCGTCGGTTAAATGATGCAAAAAAGAGAAGATAAAAAATCCTGGATGATTCCAGGGGCCCACTTAGGCGCAGATCCAGAATTTTTCTCCGCCTGGACGTTGTATGACATTGGACCGGGTAGCAATGACAGTCGCAGTAATCTTGCAACATTAATGAATATTATTGCAAGTCGCGGCCAACCGTTACTTGCCGGAGTTGAGTGCATTGATCGGCAAGACGTCACTAATGGATTATTTGGAGAAAACATTACCGGAGTACATCGTGTATGGTGCCTAAAGTGGATTGCTGAGCGACTTGGGCAAATGACAGAGGAAACGTTGGCCACAGACTCAACTGGAAGTGTTGCATTAACAGGACTATCTGAGACAGCCACATTAAACGGCAAGATAATTACCACAGGCCCAGATACAAATACGTTTTACATACGACACGATTCTTTCTAATAGTGCTAAATATAACTATATAAACAATCGTTGTAATCACTCACCTAGGCTCATTTTTACTCACAACTTTACTTGCAGACTCGAGTCATGCGGGTAGTTTTTTACGGGATAGCTAAAATGGCAGCCGATAGACCGATTACAGAGCAGACTAGCTTAGAGCTACACGTAGAATTGTGTGCCGAGCGTTATAAGCGTTTAGAAGAAAAGATTGGATTCGTAGAATCTAGTTTAGAACGTATTCATACAGATTTTGCTTCCTTTAAAGCAGACAATCAAAAGAATCTTAGCGAAATTAAGACTTTATTAAGTAACGCTAAAGATGAAAAGTTTAAAATTATGGTCACATCCACAGCTACCGTTGTTGTGGGCCTTCTGGCAATGCTAGGATACGTAGTTACACACTTACCAAAATAATATGCAAATTGTTGTTGAAGCTAAACTAGTATGGGCTCGTTCCGGTAAACGAATTAAACGCAAACTTCGTTGCACATCCGGCATCAAAAAAGGTAGGGTAGTTAGCTCAGCTGGAACATGTAGCAAGCGCATAGACATCAAGAAGCGCATTAGATTTACCCGCTTAAAAGCCAAATTCAAAAAAAGATTCATCGCCCGAGCACGTAGAACTAAAAAGTTTAACCAAGTAAGTAAACGTGCGGCTAGAATGAACAAAATGAGCAAGCCAAAACACTAAATAAAGTATCGGAGACCATTATGAAATTTAATGACATTACAACAACAACTACGCCAGCACAGGCAGCTCGTCGTGCGTTGCGTAAGGAAAGCATTGACGTTAAGCCACTAGGCGGACGCATGTTACGTGAACAACTAGAGCGTGTTCAATCAGAAATCGATACTTTAGCAAGCCGTGGTGGTGCAGAGTATACTCGTGCAATTTTGCAACGTGAAGTATACGAAGAAATGGCTAACGTAGATCCAGTTTTATTTGAAGGCGAATTAGACGACGCTGATTTAGATCAAGCAGAAGTTATTATTGCCGCACGTTCAATGAACAAAGACTTCCAAGGTATGATCGAAGACGTAGCAGATATGCTAGGTAAAGACATGATTACATTGGTTGATCAAATCAAGGCTCGTTTTGGTGATGCAACCGGCGAGCAATACGTACAAACAGTTAAGGGCGCATTAGAAGAAGCCATTAACATGTTAATGCAAACTAAAGACACGCTTGATTCGGCTATTACTAGCTTAACTAGCCCAGGCGATGCGTTACCAGCTACTTTACCAGGTGAAGAAGCCGGCGGCGAAGCTCCAATTTTCCCAAGTAGTGCAGGCCCAGAAGAAGAACCAACTGGCAGGGAGATGAAGAGTGATATTGCTTGAACTATCTAGTGTAGATCAAAGTTTTGCTAACGCTGTCAAGATGCTCCTAATCAAGAGTCAAAACGATGGCGTAGCAACCTTGCCTATGCAAGAGTTAGTGCAACGTCTTAATAAGATGGGATTCAGCGCATCAAATCAAATTGATGCTATCCGTGGTCTAATCGCAACTTTCAAAGCAAAGAACAACGACTTGGTCGCCGATGTTAGCAATGATAAAATTATGATGACTACAGTTCCGGGCGCTGATACAGTTGATCAAGCAGAGCAGAATAAAGAAATTGTAGGTAAAGATGCAATTGCACAAGCTAAAAAGGATTTAGGACTATGAGCCGCGTAATGTTAACCGCATCTGAGGCACGTATCAAAGCATTACAAGATATTTTTGTATTGCGCGAAATCCGTGATTTAGAAGAAGAAGTACTATTGGCTGCAGCCGACGGCGCAGTTGAAGTAATAGTATCTACAACAAGCACAATGGCAAAGAACCCAACCGACACAGGTTATTCATTGGCCACAGAATACTACAACACATGGACAGGTGTTAACGATGATCGTCAAAAGAGACTTCAAATGGAAAAGGTAATTCGTTATTTTTCTGATTTAGGATACACCATTGAGCGCCAAGTAAACGGAACAAGCCAAACCACTTTTCAGTGGGTAATCGCCTGGTAATCATTGACTTATTATATACGCTTGTGTATAATAAATGACAATGATAAATTTTAACCCCAAATACAACTACCAACCATTAAATCGAATAGACGGCGCAAGTCGTCTATACGAAACTCCAGATGGATCACGAGTACCTAGCGTTACCACAATCCTAGACAAAACCAAATCCGAAGAATCTAAACAGGCTCTTGCAAACTGGCGTAAAAGCGTTGGGGAACAAAAAGCCAAAGAGATTACAACCGAAGCCGCTAGCCGTGGCACTCGTATGCACAAGTGGCTCGAGAACTATGTGCTAACTGGGGATGCCGGCACACCGGGCACAAATCCATACAGTATCCAAAGCCACAAAATGGCACAGACCATTATCAGCGAAGGCTTGGTTAACTGTAATGAAGTATGGGGTACTGAAGTTCAACTTTACTGTCCAGGCCTGTATGCAGGTACAACTGACTTGGTTGGAGTCCATAGCGGTGAAGATGCCATTATGGATCATAAGCAAACCAACAAGCCCAAGAAGCGTGAATGGATTGACGATTACTTTGTTCAAACTACAGCATACGCATTGGCACACAACGAAGTATGGGGCACTAAGATTCGCAAAGGTGTAATCTTTATGTGTTCAGCAGACAACATCTATCAAGAATTTATTGTAGAAGGTGCAGACTTTGATCGTTACACAGAGCTGTGGCTTCGCCGAGTAGAACAGTATTATAAACTGAACTAAATATCACTGATTAAAGTTCTCTCAATGAGAATCTAAAATAACTATATGCTACCTCAAATTAATGTGCCTGATCATTTTTGCTCAATCCCGTGGAGCGGAATCGAAGTCAATAACCTTGGATATTTTAGAGTTTGTTGCATCTCAAATAACCCTGCTACACATAGTGGATTGATGAAAGACGAATCTGGTAATTGGATGCATGTCTTGACTCATGACATTCGTGATATTTTAGGTAGTCCCCTCTTGCGTGAAATTAGACAAACACACCTTGACGGGATTCAACACGAAAACTGTAACACTTGCTGGACTCGCGATACTGTAGCAAAAGGCAAAGTAGCTAGTCAAGGCCGCCGAGTATTCTTTTCGGCTAAAACATTACGCAGTGCAGTCACATCTCCGTTTCCAAGTTATGAGGAAGTCACAGCCAATCCAGATATGTGGCAAGGAGGCATCCAGAGCTTAGATTTGAAACTTGGCAATCTATGTAATTTAGCTTGCCTGCACTGTGACCCAAAAAATTCAAATCAACTCATTGATGAGTATATTGCCTACAGTGGAGCAACTGGAATCACCGGCGACGTTGCCGCACCTGATAACAATAAATTTATTATTAAACCAAACGGTCGTTACGAAGTAGAAGGCACTGATTGGTTTGAAAGCGATAAGTGGTGGGACCAATTTACTGCGGTAGCCGGACAATTGAAGCACGTATATGTAACGGGTGGCGAACCAATGGTCGTGCCGTTCCATGCAAGAATGTTAGATTACTTCATTGAACACGATCTTGCTAAAAACATTGTTATGGAATATGATAGCAATTTAACTGCAATTAATACCAAGCTATTGGAAAAATGGAAGAGCTTTCGTAAAATTATTATCCGTGCTAGTATTGACGGCATTGGTCCCGTGTATAATTTAATCAGATATCCAGGCAACTGGGATCGCGTCTCTAAAAATATTATCGACAACAAGGAGATAATTTCTGACGTTACTGCATGCCTGATGCCTTACAATGCTTATCAATTACCTGAAATGGAATCGTGGGTTAGAAGCATCGGTTCCAGAATGGCATTACGTTTTGTTATGACTCCTGCCCATTTGAACATTGTCAATTTTCCTCGAGCTGTCAAAGAAGAACTAATTGCATTGTATTCAAAATATAAGAATCGTCCCGGCCAGTATCCAGAAACACTTAAAGCACTAGCATACATTGAACGTAATATCGACACTGTAAACGACGAAGCAATTGATAATTTTATCAGGCGATCAAACTTTCAAGCCGAGTATCGTGGCAATTCGTGGAAAGAAGTTTGTCCCGAATTAGCTAAACATTTTGTTAACCACCCATTATATAATTTAAACAGTAGGTAAATTAGTGAAAAGTCCATCCCTCGAACATTGGTTTACTGATAAGCAAGGTAAACTGGCAGCATGGAGAGACTGGAGACTAAGTCTTTCAAGTCTTGACACAGACTCTGCATATCAAGAAGTAGCAACCTGGTGGAAATTTGTCCCAATGGTTAATAAAACATTTGATCCTTGGAGACAGGAAACTTGGCCAGACCCATGGGCATTAATAGGGTCCGGTTCATTTTGTCCCAATGCACAAGGACTTGGCATGTTTTATAGTATGGTGCTAGCCAAAATTGATTGTGAGCTAATTTTAGCCATAATTGACGAAACACCCCGCTTGTTGGTAATACTTCCTGACAAAAAACTGTTAAATTATTATGACGGTGAAGTACTCAACATCGACGAAGCAAAAATGCAAATTCTACAAACATGGGGCCCTAGCGACCTCGCTAACCTAGTTAAAGTATAAAGATATTGCGCCATGGTTCCTGGTTAAGTATGAACTTACTGCACCAAGACAGCGCACACAAACATTGGATTAAAGGAAAATATGAGCAAATCAACAATTAACGTAATTAAAAGAGACGGGCGCAAAGAGCCGTTGGACATTAACAAAATCCACTTGATGGTAGAAGAAGCATGTGAAGGTCTTGCCGGAGTTAGTGTAAGCCAAATTGAAATGAACGCAGACTTGCAGTTCAACGATGGCATCACTACAGCCGACATCCAAGAGATTCTTGTACGTAGTGCAAGCGATCTTATTAGTTTAGAAAAGCCAAACTATCAATTTGCAGCCGCACGTTTATTGCTATACGGTCTTCGTAAAATCGTATTCGGGCAATTTGATTACATTCCATTGTATGACCTGGTAAAGAAAAACGTAGTCGCAGGTGTGTACGATGCCGAGTTGCTTGAGCAATATACTGAAGCAGAATGGCGCCAACTTGATGTTTATATCAACCATCAACGTGACTTGGACTTTACATACGCAGGTATGCGCCAAGTTGTAGACAAGTACCTTGTACAAGATCGTTCTAACGGACATGTATATGAAACACCACAGTACATGTACATGATGATTGCCGCAACATTGTTTGCGACATATCCAGCTGACAAGCGCCTAAGCTACATTCGTCGTTACTACGATGCTATCTCTACATTTAAGATCAATATTCCTACACCAGTAATGTCAGGTGTACGTACACCTATTCGTCAGTTTGCCTCTTGCGTATTAGTCGACGTTGACGATACGTTGCCTAGTATCTTTAACAGCAGTTCCGCCGTTGGTTATTACATTGCTCAACGTGCTGGTATTGGTTTGAACGTTGGTCGTATTCGTGCCATCAACTCTAAGATCCGTGGCGGCGAAGTTGCACACACTGGTGTTATTCCATTCTTGAAAGTGTATGAAAGCGTTGTGCGCTCATGCACACAAAATGGTGTTCGTGGCGGTAGTGCTACAGTACACTTTCCAATCTGGCACAAAGAGATCGGTGACGTTATTGTGCTAAAGAACAACAAAGGCACCGAAGACAATCGTGTACGCAAGCTAGACTACTCTATTCAGTTAAGCAAGATTTTCTACGAACGTCTGTTAGCTGACGGTGACATTACATTGTTCTCACCACATGACGTTCCGGGCCTGTACGAAGCATTTGGTAACAACGAAGTGTTTGACGAACTGTATGTCAAGTACGAAAAGGATCCTTCAATCTCTAAGAAGACTGTCAAGGCAATGGCATTGTTTGGCGAGTTGCTAAAGGAACGTGCAGAAACTGGTCGTATCTATATTATGAATATTGACCACTGCAACAGTCACAGTAGCTTCTTGGACATGGTTCGTATGAGCAACTTGTGCCAAGAAATTACACTGCCAACAGATCCTATTCAGACGCTCGATGACAAAGAAGGTGAAATTGCACTTTGCATTTTAAGTGCTATCAACGTTGGTAATGTACGTGAACTTGATGACTTAAAGAACTTAACTGAGCTTGCTGTTCGTGCGCTGGATCAAATCATCGACTACCAACGCTACCCAGTTATTGCCGCAGAGATTTCTACCAAAGCTCGTCGTAGTCTTGGCATTGGTTACATCGGTCTTGCACACTATCTTGCCAAGAAGGGTTTGAAGTACTCTGATGTCGAAGCCGCTCAATCAGTTAACCGTTTAACTGAAGCGTTCCAATACTACTTGATCAAAGCCAGTGTTGAGCTTGCAAAGGAAAAGGGTCCTTGCGAATACTTTAGTCGTACCAAATACAGCCAAGGTATCTTGCCTATTGACACATACAAGCGTGATGTCGACGAGTTCCTAGGAACAGACTTGCACTACGATTGGGAATTGTTGCGTCGTGAAGTTGCCGAACATGGCATGCGCCACAGCACACTAAGCGCACAAATGCCTAGTGAGTCTAGCTCTGTTGCTTCCAACGAAACCAATGGTATCGAGCCACCACGTGCGGCAATGAGCACTAAGAAGTCCAAGAAAGGTCCGTTGAAACAAATCGTTCCACAGTACGGTAGCTTAAAGAACAACTACTCTTACTTGTATGAAGATGGTGTTCAAGATGGTTATGTAAAGATTGTAGCCGCAATGCAAAAATACTTTGACCAAGCTATTTCGGGCAATTGGAGTTACAATCCCAAGCACTATCCAAACAACGAAGTGCCAATGAGTATCATGTTCCGTGACTTATTGACAACCTACAAGTTGGGTTGGAAGACTTCGTACTACCATAACACATACGATATGAAAGGTGAGGACGAAGATACACTTGACACAACGGCCGCGCCTATGTTACAATTACAACAAGTAAATGATGACGACTCAGAGGCTTGTGAAGCCTGTACAATTTAAGGAAACAAGAAAGTGGCAACAGTTTTTAACCAGGACAAAGTAGACTTTACCAAACAACCTATGTTTTTTGGTGAAGCACTCAATGCCCAACGATTTGACACTTTTAAGTATCCAGTGTTTGATAAGCTAACGCAAACTCAACTTGGGTACTTCTGGCGCCCAGAGGAAGTGTCATTACAAAAAGATCGCAGTGACTATCTAGACTTTCGTCCTGAACAAAAGTTTATTTTTACTGCTAATTTAAAGTATCAAATTCTTTTAGACAGCGTACAAGGCCGCGGCCCAGCTATGGCGTTCATGCCATTCTGTTCGTTACCCGAGCTTGAAGGCTGTATGAACACCTGGCAGTTCTTTGAAACTATTCATAGCCGCAGTTACACGCACATTATTAAAAATATCTATTCAAATCCAAGCGAAGTGTTTGACACCTTGCTTGATGATGAAAAGATTATTGCTCGTGCCAAAAGTGTGACCAAAGCGTATGACGAGTTTTTAAAGGTGTCGGGTGATTACTATCACGCTGGTAAAGGTACATTACGCGATGTCAAGAAGAAGTTATTCTTAGCAGTGGTTAATGTTAATGCACTTGAAGCACTTCGCTTTTATGTTTCCTTTGCTTGTTCGTTTGCGTTTGGCGAACTAAAGAAGATGGAAGGCTCAGCAAAGATTATTAGTCTTATTGCCCGCGATGAAAGTCAACACCTAAGTATCACCAGTCATATTATCAAGAACTGGTTCAAAGGTGACGACCCAGAGATGCAAGAAATTGCCAATGAGCTGATTAGTGAGATTGGCGCTATCTATGATTTAGTTGTAGCTGAAGAAAAAGAATGGGCTGATTATTTGTTCAGCCACGGCGCCATTGTTGGATTGAACGCTAAACTACTACATCAGTACGTTGAGCACATTGCTAACAGACGTCTCAAAGGACTCGGCCTTGAAACACGTTACGAACGTAGCGCAAATGATAATCCTTTACCTTGGACTGATCATTGGACAAGCAGTAAAGGACTGCAAGTAGCACCACAAGAAACAGAAATTGAAAGTTATGTTATTGGTGGTATTAAACAAGACGTAAGCAAAGATACCTTTGCTGGATTTAAACTATAAGGAAAAAAATGTTAATCGACGTAAAACGAGATGGTGATGTAGTAACTCTTAAGATGAGTTCGGGTGAAGAACTTATTGGTACTTACAAAGAGGATGATAGTGCAACTTACACTATCGATCGTCCAGTGACGCTAAGTGTAGGTCCCAAAGGTGGCCCAGCACTTACTCCTTACTTGATGACAGTTAATCCGGGAAACACACGTAATTTAAAGATTAACAAAGCCTTGGTGGTATGCGTAGCAAGTACTGATAAAGAACTTGCTGACCAATACAGTTCAGCAATGAGCGGCATCCAAGTTGCAC